TCTGGGTCCTTAGTTCGAGGACACTCTGGACAAAAGACAGTACACTTACTGGTTATTTCTAATTCTAAATGTCTGGGATCAATCATAATATTTTAAAACCGAATTTAATTCTGGTAAAAAGTCTTTCAAACGTTGCTTACGAATCCTATCTAAGCCCATTATTCTATATTTACGCAGGTCTTCTGTCTCTTGATTCCAAGAATCTTTGGCCATCATATGATTGATCATGTTGTCAACAATAATCTCAGAACGTTCCATCATACGTGGCGTTAGATTACTATTACGCAACAATAATAAATCATTGCTCATTTTATTCTTGAAATACTCTTTTTGCTCTGGCTTCAGACTCTGCGGACAATAGTGGGGGCCAAAATAATAGTGGCCATCAAAGTCAAATTGCTTGTCACTTAAATTAAACTTACGCTTAAACTTATCTGCCCATAGGAATAGTTCTGCCATGTCTAACATATTAAGAATACTCCAACCTGGATCTATCTTGGCTTCTATATTTTTAACATTTGTAACCCATGTTTCCATGTTAGCTTCTGCTTCTGCCCAATCTCCAGGGAAACGTTGGTAGTGAAATTTATCACCTATGCCGTCAATACTAAATGCAACTCGTGTATAATAAAATCTGTCATATACTGTTTTTAATACGTTCTCCGGAGGCAATGTGCTGGCATTTGTATTATATGACATACGTACTTGTGCGGCATCAGGGCGCTCGGCTAACTTGGCCAAAAACTTAAAGTGGGCATTGATCAGCATGGGTTCGCCGCCCATGAAGTGAAACTTTTTACCATTGAACATTACTTCACTGTTCCATAGTTCACTGTCCAATGCCCAATGTCCTAGCTTGGTAGCTCTGGCGGCATCTTCTTGACTGGTACCATACAATTCTTTCTGATCACTGATCCAGCTACTACTTGCATGTGGGCCGCAGAAGTGGCACTTAAAATTGCAGGTTGTCCCTGGTTCTATTTCCAGATCCATGGGCTCTTTTATTTTATCTAATTCTATTACAACATCTTGCCACTGTGTTTTATCGGCAAAGAAACCTTCTAGCTGTTTATATAAGTCAGTTTCGCCGCCTTCCCAGCTTTTATTCATAAAGAAAGTCATAACACGTTTTCGATGACTTTCGCCTTGATGGTCATCTACTTTCCAGCATCTATGACATATATCAGGACGTTCGTTGCGTTTAAATGCTTCTTTAAAGTCGTTGTTTTCTTTTGATTTAATGAAAGTGTCAAAATCAATGAAGTTAATGTTAGCATTTTTGCCATCATTCATTTTATGAGGGTCAGCAATACAACATGGATTTATATCTCCATTACCATCTATTGCTTTGTGTAGGAAAGGTACAAGGCAAAAATTGCCGGGCACTTTATCATATTTGTCGAAATCTTTATTCATTGATTGTTCTAATATTTTCTATAGTATTCAATTTATGTTTTTTGATATTTGTATAATAACCATCTTTATATGGTAGGCCTTCTAAATCTTCTTTAGTGACTCTAGTCATAGGATTGGCAACTGGCAGGGCTTTTCCTATGCATACTGCATAACCCGGTGATAACCAATGTTTGTGTGCCGTATCGTCAGAGATTCCATATTCATTGTATATAGAATACAAATGCGCTTTTAATTCAGGCGTTTCCATAACATTTCTAACGCCTCTGGTACAGCCATTAAATCCAACATCCAGTCCCAGCAAATATGCTTGTTGGGCCAAGAATGCCATGTTCATTCCTATATTGATGTTTCTTATATCTATATCTCCGGCGGCTGGCTCTTTTAAATACGAACCATCTGCATCTAGATGACTGGGATGATTTACTATAGGAAGTGTTCTTGACGCTTCCAAATATATTACCACAACTGGAGCAGTCAATATACCGAGCTGATATTCTTTTGGCATTACTCTGCCCAATGACTCGCTATATTTAGAAACCATAAAAAATATGTTGTCTTGTAACCATTCTTTATGTTCTTGTTTTTCTACAAGGATAGGTATAAAATTTCTATTCGAGTTTTGCGCCGGGGCATAATTAACTGCATCAATGATTAGTCGACGTTGCTCTGCTGTTAATTTTTCATCTGTAAAAACTTTTGATGTACGTCTTGTTTTTAAAAAATCATTGTATTCTTGCGGTGTCATTGGAATTGTTCCTTCATTTAAATTGTTCACTGAATGCATCATATTTAGTGCCACAAGTCTTGGCACATACAGCCAGCTTTCCTTCAGCGCAACTAGACTTGTTCCAACTATTAGGGATTATTTCTTGCATAAATTTACCCTCAACAACATCCTTAATGCTGTGTTGTTTTAGATTTAAAGAATCTAGACCGGCTTCGTTGATAGCGTTCCAAATTTGGCCGCCGCGTTCTTTCCAATACCAAACATACATTTGCCCAGCTGTCCAGCAACATGGTTGTAAATATCCTTCTGCTGTTACATAAATGCTTTTCTCTTCTGCTACTTTACATTTAATTGGTACAGAGTCCCAATACTTTTCCATGGGCTTTTTTAATTCTGGGTCAGTGGTAAACTTTTGACTGCCGGCTCGACCTTTTAATCCATCCACTGTAGTTATAAAATCATAGGGATTTGCATTTTGTACTTTTGCAATATCTGATAAATTTTTAATTGCGGCATTGTGATATTTTGAGTCCATTGGCATGGCTAACAGTGTAGTGGCAGCGCCTTTACGATTGCCTGCTTGGTGTTCTTGTTTAACTTCACCGCGAGTGTTACTAAAGAATCGATTACTCTTTTTAATATTAAACTTTTCAAAGCCCATTTTAGCGGCCAATGCTTGGGCTTCTTCTACTTGATGTTCATTGTGAGCAAATACAATATAGTCCCAACGTGCTCGGCCACCAGCGTCTATAAATGCCTGTGCGTTTTCCATGATCTTTTTCCACACAGTACCTTGGCGATATAAATGATTAGTATCTTCTAAGCCATCTAAGCCAAATATAACATAGCCGCGTTTTCCAATTACTCCTGCGAGTTCTGCCCACCATTCTGGCTTTTTCATACTGCCGTTTGTGTGCATACTTAAATTAATTTTAGGATTGTTTTCTCTAAAGTAAGCAAACGCTTCGAGAGTGTCACTGGCCACTGCAGGATCGCCGTAGTTACCGCACATATACAGTCTGTTTAGCTGTTTAATAAAATCTATGGGAAATATACGTTCAATATCTGAGATACTGAGTTCGGCACCATGTAATAACGGGCTGACTTCACCGCCATTCAAATTCCTAGCACACATTGGACAAGAAGCATTACAGGCTTCTGTCATTTCTAAATGAACAGTGGTAACATCGCGGTAACTATACATTATTTTACTCCGTAAAGAGCATACCGTTTGTACTTGGGAAATGTAATTTCCCCTCGATAGTAAGTAGTTGTTACTGGATATTTTCTTAAAAAATCCGGTAAAGTTTCGGAGTAATTAATGTGCTCATCTATAGGGTCACTGTTATTTTCAATAAACACAGTTGTACCTGGTTTTAATTTTTCAAACCATGATGTATCCATGTGTTCACTACTGGTATTGATAACCAAGTCTGCATCAAGTACCTTATCATAGAATGTTAAATTATTTTCATGGTCGAAGCAGTCATTGATAGATTTATTTTCTACATAGGCTTCTGGGTTAATAATTGCTATTAATTCATTGATGTTAGAATCTGGATCAATGCTAAACAGTTTAGTGTAATTGATATCTTTAAGATATAAGCTATGATGTGTTAGCCAGCCGCCAATTAATAATACATTATTAAAGTTTAAATTAAATTTGGACAGGATTTCTGCCATCCAAATTTTGCTAAGAACTTGACTCTTAGAAAAGATAACAGGCAACGCATCTTCGTAGCCTTCGTCGACAATCTGGAATAATTTGTGAACGAACTCATCTTCGGGCCATATAGAATGTAAAGTTCCAATAATATCCCGTGTAGTTATTTCGTCGCGTGAACATACATTTGTATAAAAATTTAATCGGTCTTCTCGAAACGCCACTGGATATTTGCTATAGTCATCGGATATTAAATTTTTAAGAGACCATGGCTTTGATTGTTGATCGGTAAATTTTAAATTTATAATGTTTCTTATAAATTGTTTTTTTCTAACGTCTTGTACAAAGTGAAAATATTTTTCTATTCCAAAAAGCCATGTAATTTTATCTGTTTCCATCTAACCCTACCCATTCCTTAAATTTATTTTCTAACCAAACAAAGTCATTGACTTTCATAGTATCATAATCTTCGGATGCCCAGCGACATCCCTCTCTCGCGCCTTGAATAGCAAAATGTCCGAATTGGGTTTCGGCGCCTGCTTCACACCACATTGTTAAACGGTCCTGACTTTCTTGATCGTTGTTATTTTTATTAATGCCAGCACTTAATTTAACAGCTTCTCTAAATGCTGTTCTCCATGTGGCGTATGGTGTATAATTAAATCTATGTTCGCTGGCTAGTATGTTTAACTTGATATAGCCATCTGCTAGTGTAGTAGTCATGTCGGGCTTGTCTAATCTTTCTGCACTAAAACAATCTTTACTAAACAATTTAATACCACCGTGTCCGTATACTAGTCCGTTAATAGGATTTTTTGCTCTAAATACAGCAACATATTTTGGTTTAAGTTCTATTTGTTTGTCAAATGTAAACCCATCAACAATCCAACAATCGGCATCTACTACATAGAATCTGTCACCTTGACATAAACTTGCAATATGCTTATGACTTTCAAATATTGTTCCTATACTGGCAACTGCTTCTGCCCATGGAGCGACTTGTAATAATCGTTCCCAATTTTCATTGAGATTGTTTTCGTCAGTGTAAAGGAAGTATACAGGAGTATTCATATTAATATTTAGGCAATGTAAATCCATATAAAGGCAATGCGCTTTGATTTAATAATGCTGGCCAGCCAAGACCTTTGTTAGGGCTAATATGAACATGCTTAAACCATATACTTTGTTCAGCATCTAATTCTGCTAATGGTAAACCCAAACTGTCCCTTAAATCTGTTAATAATTTATGACTATGACTTTCTAAGTATTCTCCATGTGCTAAAATTTGAGATTGTGTTTCCCAGAACTTATGGAACCAATCATAGTCAGCAATAACTGTATGATCAAAGTTTTCTACGTATAGTTTATGCGCTGCCAATCTAGCACCATACATAACCCAATCGCCATTTTCAATATCTCGGCCCACAGTCATCCAAATTAGCCAACGTGCATAATTAGCCGGATACATTTTGTGTTTAAAATCTGCCACAGGAACTTTCTTGCCTTGATCCAGACCCATCTTAATACCTTCTCGGAAGCCAGCTCTGAATGCTTGCTTGGGACTAGAGTTGTTATGAACAACACCATATGTGTTATTCATTTGCTTATAGTTTTCAGGATCCCAACAAAAATCTACATTGTTTGTACCATCTTCAGGATCTGCGGCTTCATGACTTTTCATGTTCATGACATGCTTAGTATACCATAACTTAACACCGCCATTGCCATAGACTAATCCGTTAACAACATTTCGACTACTCCAACTTAATGTAGCTTCAGCAATATCAGGTGTGAGTTCTACACTTTTACTCCATATACTCTTGTCTATTTTACAATCTGCGTCTACTGTAAAAAATCTAGGACTGTTAGCAATGCGGCCTGCTTCTTTGTGTGCGGCATCAAAACCTTTAACGCCGTGTACTCTGTATACTTTTTCTACGTTAGGATGATGATCTAACAAATATTGATAGTTTTCATCTGCATTAGGTTCATCGTAACTTAAAAAGACCACAGGGATGTCTTTTAATTTTAACAATGCATTTTGCTGTGTTTCTTTTTTAACAGCTTTTGTAATTTTATTATCCAGCGAATTTAGTAAACTCATTTTTCATCCAATCTAAATCATTAATAACACGCAGAGATTCTGGGTTCTCAGCATGTTCTAGTCCATAATCTCTGCCTTGTTTTGCTCCGGCAATAGCATATTTGCCAAACGGCCTCTTTGCGCCTTTTGTAGTCCATATTTTAAGTCGTTGATTGCTTTCTTCGACGACACGATCTATGGCCTCATCATCATAGTTTAATTTATGACGCAATTCTTCGTTGGTTAAGTTAGTGGCCAATTTAACACATTCACGAAAGGCACTGCGCCATGTACTAAACTCGTCATAGTTAAACTTAGTAACATTACTTATTTGATCAAATACTTTAATACTTAATCCAAAGCCAGTGGTAAAGTCAACTGTGTCTGGATTTTTACTTAACAGCGAGTTCTTAGGTAATAGTTTAACACCGCCATGGCCGTATGTCAAGTCATTGACGGGATTGATACTGTTCCATAAACAAAGACATTCACTTTCGGGTATGCCCCACCAGGTATTATACTTACTGGGAGTAAAGAAAAATTCAAAGTCTTTCAATATAATGGCATCACTGTCCACTACATAAAAATTGTTAGTAAGGCTACGACGGGCACATTCTTGATGTGCTGCCGTAAAGCCTTTTATTCCATTGACACGCCGAGCATGTGGAACTTTCTCTAAGAGAAGTTCAAAGTTTTCGTCAGCGTAAGGTTCATTGTAACTTAAAAAGAAAACGTCTAGCATTATACGAGTATTTAATATTTTTACTCATGATAATACGGGCACATTGTATTTCTCGTAAAAGTCATTGGCATCTTTGAGATTATTGACCATTGGCTGGCCTTTGATGTTCAAGCTAGTATTTAGTAACATTGGGCAGCCAGTTTCGCTGTACCAGTTTTCTAATAGCTTACGAAAGCCAGGGCTATCGTTTTTACCCACTGTTTGTACACGACTAGTTCCGTCTTTGTGTATAATAGCAGGGAATTCATCTGGGCGAGTACAGCGAGCCACAAACTGCATATAAGGACTAGTATCAATATTTTTAGGCATATCAAAATAGTCATGTACGTGTTCTTCTAGGATTGCTGGTGCAAATGGTCTGAATTGCTGTCTTCGCTTGATTGCGTTGACTGTGTCTTTGATTTCGGAGCCTCTAGGATCTGCCAGTAGGCTTCGGTGCCCAAGAGCACGTGGTCCGAACTCAGCCTTGCCGCTAGCCACTCCCACAATTTTATCTCTTGTAAGTATGCTAATAGTTTCATCAACTGGATATTCCCCTCCCATGTTTGTGCCAAGATATGCTCCTGGCCAATTAACTTGTTCGCCAAAAAAGGCAGCAACTGCACCAACACTACTTCCAGCATCACCTGGATTTGGCATGATCCAAACTCTATCCCATTCTCCGGTAATCTCGCTGTTGGCCACACA